CATAAATATAATATGAAGATTGACGAATCTAAAATTAAATAATTAATTTATTATAGGAAAATGAAATGAAAATTTCTATTGATATTAGTGAACTAAGAGAAAAGAAAATTTTTGTAGGAACTCCAATGTACGGAGGAATGTGTTTGGGTATGTATACCAAAGCATGTTGTGATTTAGCAACACAAGCTACAAAATATGGAATGGATGTAAAATTCTTTTATCTTTTCAATGAAAGTTTAATTACAAGAGCAAGAAATTATCTAGTAGATGAATTCTTGCGTTCCCCATATACCCACTTGATGTTCATTGATTCGGACATTAACTTTAATCCACAAGATATATTAGCACTCGCTTCTTTGTGTAATGAGGACAAACCAATTATTGGTGGTCCATATCCAAAGAAATGTATTGCATGGGAAAAGGTTCGAAACGCAGTTGATGCCGGACTTGCAGATGAAGATCCAAACGTTTTAGAAAAATTTACAGGTGATTTTGTATTCAATCCAACAGAAGGAACAACTCAAATTAAAATTGATGAACCAACAGAAGTATTAGAAGTTGGTACTGGATTCGTAATGATAAGGCGAGAAGTTTTTGAAAAATTTAGGGAAGAATATCCTCAATTTTCCTATAAACCAGATCATAATCGTTCAGAACATTTTGATGGTAAAAGATACATACACGCATTTTTTGATACTGTCATCGATAATGAAGCGTATGCAGGAAAAGGTGCAGGTGGTTCAGATCGTTATTTGTCTGAAGATTATATGTTTTGTCAATGGGCAAGAAAAATAGGTTTCACAACTTGGTTGTGCCCCTGGATGGAAGTAAATCATGTTGGTACTTATGTATTCAATGGAACATTAAAAGATTTAGGTAAGTTAGAATATGCTTCACATGGAGTAGATATAGTTAATAGACCTAAAGAAGAAGCACGAAAACAATCAAGACAAGAAAGGAGGAAACAAGAACGGGTCGAAAAGAAGAAAAAAATAACGCAACCTCAAGGTTGACAAATCAAAAATATATGTTATAATATAGTTATATATCGTAATACAATTAATAAATCAATATACGGAGTTATATGAAACTTACAGCAGAAACAATCGCGATACTTAAGAATTACGCAGCAATAAATCAAAATATACAGTTTAAGGAAGGTAAGACATTATCAACCATTTCCCCCCAAAAAAATATTCTAACAAGTGCAGAAATTAGTGAGGACATTCCTCAGACATTTGCTATCTATGATCTTAATAGATTATTGGGAGCAATGAGTGTTTATGATAAGAATCCAGAATTAACTCTCAATGAGAATCAAATGTTAATCAATGGTCTAACCAAATATACTTATGGTGATCCGGCCATGTTAGTTTTACCTCCAGAGAAAAAACTAGATTTTCCTGATCCAGAGATTAAATTTAAAATGCCAAAAGATAAATACGATGCGTGTTTAAAAATGGCACAAATTTTATCATTACCAGAATTGGTAGTACACGGAGATGGAAGTAAAATATTTTTAGTAGCAACTGATACTAATAATTCGTCTACCGATGAACATCGTGAAGAAGTTGGAACTACAGATAAAACATTTCAAATGGTTTTCAAGATTGAAAATATGAAACTTCTAAGTGGAAGTTACGATGTTGGAATTTCTTCCAAAGGTATTTCACATTTTTCACATGAACAAGCAAAACTTCAATATTGGATAGCAACAGAACAAAATTCAACTTATAATGGGTAAACATGGAAAACTTTTTATGGGTTGAAGAATTTCGTCCTAAAACTGTGGCGGATTGTATTCTTATAGAACCAACTAAAGAAGTCTTTCAAGGGTTCGTTAATGATGGTAAGATTCCAAATCTACTTTTATCAGGTGGAGCAGGAGTAGGTAAAACTACTGTAGCTCGTGCTATGTGTGATGAAATTGGAGTTGACCATTTAATGATCAACGGATCGAATGAGGGAAGAAATATAGATACAGTAAGAACTACTTTACAACAATACTGTAGTTCAGTTTCCATGCAAGGTGGAAGAAAAGTAGTAATAGTCGATGAGGCAGATTATATGAATGCTGATTCGGTACAACCTGCATTAAGGGGGTTCATTGAAAAATTTAGTGCCAATGTTAGTTTTATCTTTACTTGTAATTTCCGTAATCGGATCATTGATCCTATCCATAGCCGTTGCTCTGTAATAGAATTTGTAGTTCCTAGATCAGAAAAACCAAAACTAGGACAAGAATGTTTAGTAAGAGTTAAAGAAATTTTGACAGAGAAGGGTATCAAGTTTGATGAAAAAGTTCTTGTCGAATTAGTTTTGAAACACTTTCCAGATATGAGGAGAGTGATAAATGAACTTCAAAGATATGCAGCAGGTGGAGTTATTGATGCAGGTATCTTAGCACAGATTGGTGAAATTAATCTTCTTGAATTGATGAAGGCATTGAAAGAAAAACATTTTTCAGAAGTTCGTAAATGGGTTACTCAAAATATAGATAATGATCCAGTGAAGATTTTCAGAAAGATTTATGATGGTGTACATGAACATCTCAAAGATACTTCTATTCCACAAGCTGTTCTTGTTATTGCAGAATATCAATATAAATCTGCATTTGTTGCAGATCAAGAAATTAACTTAGTTGCCTGTCTCACAGAGATGATGGTAGATTGTGAATTTAAATGACAGATCCCACAATAAAAAATTTCATAGGCGTGTTTCCAAATGTTCTCAGTCAAGAATATTGTAACCATGTAATTGATCATTTTAATTGGGTTCAAAAAACTAGGGGTTATGGTCAGGGGAATATCACCACAAGACAACAGCTTGATGCTTCTCCCAAATCAGCCAAAGATTCTGATATGTATTTCTTTGAGGCTGAACCTGATCATATCGTAGCAGATAATAATGTTTATTTGTTACAAGAATATATAAGAACTACTTGGGAATGTTATGAAAAATATAGAGAAAAGTATGGTTTTTTAGCAGACTTACCTTTGCATAAAATGTCATATTCAGTTAAAATTCAAAAATATAAACCTTCTCAGGGGTATCATGTTTGGCATTGCGATGCCGGAAATATACAGAATGGTCGTAGATTATTAGTTTCTATGTTATATTTGAATACAGTAAAAAGTGGAGGAGAAACAGAATTTTTATATCAAAGTCAAAGAGTGAAACCAGAACTAGGAACTATGGTATTGTTTCCTACTTATTGGACTCATCCACATAGAGGAAATCCGCCACTTGAAGGTAATAAGTATATTATCAATGGTTGGTTAGAATTTATGGAGTTGGAATGAATGAAGAATTATTAAAATTATACGAAGATAATACAAATGAATATGGATTGCCAGTATTTGATTTATTTACTTGGCAAAATATAAATACGAAGTATATTGATCCTGACACTTCTTTGCCTATGTCTAAACGGGCTAAAGTCATGATCGATACTTTGATCCATTTCTTTGAAAAACACCATCCCAAATTTCCATTCAGGGAATTTGATATGCACGATGTACGACAAACTTTTTACAAGCTTTGTCAACTCAATCTAAAAGATAATATTTTCCCAAAAGAAAAATGTAAAACAGTCCACGAAAAATATGATGACTACGTGGGCAATTTTCCAGAATGGGGTATAGGTATTTTAAATTTCAGTTCGAACTATAATATTATTTCAGACGCATTCATGAATCGTGAAAGAATGAAATGTAGTTATGATAGATCGCCTAGTCCAATTACAATGTGGAATGATCAAACAGATTTGAAACAAATACTTTCACCAATATGGAGACTTCATCCGGATTGTGGAATGCCTCTCAAGAATAATTTGTACATTGAGGGTGTTCGTGTGGGAGCATATTTTGCTACTCAGTTTAAACCTTCTGTGGCAAAAGCATTTTATGATTTTACGAAATCCAAAAAAGTATTGGACACTAGTTCAGGTTGGGGTGATCGAATGACAGGATTTTTTGCATCGAATGCCGAAGAGTATTATGGAATGGACCCAAATGGTGATCTACATGAAAATTATCACAAGATGGCTGTTCAATATGAAAATTGGTTAGGAGAAGAAAATCCTAAATCTGAATTTGGTGATAAGTGGTTTTCAGTCGAAGGTAAAAAGAAAGTAAAAATTTATAGATCACCGGCGGAGGACTTGCCGTGGGATGAGATCCCAGATGATATTGATATCATGTTTAGTTCTCCACCATACTTTGCTACAGAACGATATGCAGAAGGTAGTAAGTTTGAGAGTGATCAATCATGGAGTCGATACAATTCTTATGAAGCATGGAGAGATGGGTTTTATCTTCCTGTAATGAAAAAGTGTTTTGAAAAACTTTCTCCCGGCGGTTGGTTGATGGTAAACATCATGGACCCAAAAGTCAAAGGAAAGAGACACAAATCTTGTGATGATTTAGTAAATGATCTTAAGGAACATTTCAAAGGTCAAATTGGAATGAGGATTATGGCTAGACCAAAAAGTATAAAATCATTTGAGGGTGATACTCATGAAGAGAGAAAAGCAAAATACGATGAATGGCAAGCAAAGTGGTTCGTTGAATCTGTCTGGTGTTTTCAAAAGCCTGGCGGAAAAGATGTTGATCTTTTTGCTCCTTATAAAGATTCTACTTTGGGGGGTATGGGACCGGCTGTTGTTCAAGAACCGATCAAAAAGAAAAAACTCTCAGAAGCAACAACAGAAAAATCTACGTTAGCGGGGTTCTTTGATTAATGAAGTTACACCAATTGAAACCTATACCATCGAAGGTAAAGAGGTTCACGTAAAACGTGATGACTTAATGGGTGATGGAATCCAACATCCGCCGTGGGGTAAACTGACTGCTCTGCGTGAAGTGTTAACTTATATTAATCCTCAAAAACCATTAATACACCTTTCTGTTTATGGGTCTTGGTCTGGGTGGGCATTGGCTGAAGTAGCAAAGGAATTAGACTATGAGTTTATTATGGCCTATCCTGATTCTAAGAAATTTCCAAAAGACATTTTAGATAAATCAAAAAACGTTCTTCCTATTAAACCTAATATGATGAACGTGATGTATAATAAAGTTGGCCAGATAGCAAGGGAAAAAGATTACATTAGATTGCCATATGCGTTTGATCATTTGATGTACATTAAAACACAAAAGCAAAGATTACAAGAAGTTAAAAAAGAATTAGAGTTTGATCATTTAGTGGTTTCTTCTGGGTCAGGAGTTACTTGTCTTGGAATGATGATGGAACATGAGCCGTGGCCACAGTTATTTGATACAGGAAATACAAGAACTTTCCATACTGTATGTGTATCAGGCGTAGATACTATTAGAAAGAAATTTAAAAAATATGGTATCGAACCAACAGAACAAGTTGAAATAGTCAAGAGTGAATTTGAATTTGATGATATGATGGATTGGTATGAAACACCATTTCCATGTAATGAGTTTTGGGATAAGAAGGCTTGGTATTGGTTAGAAAAAAATATATCTAAATTTGAGGGGAAGATTTTATTTTGGAATCTAGGAGGTAACTGGTGAGCAGAGTTGTATTAAAAGATAAGAAAGACATGAATCAATTATTTCAGTTTGGGGGTTATGAAAACTGGGATGAAGTAACAGATAATGAGCTTGATTGGGAAGATTACAAAATCATGGGCTCACAAGATGAGATTGAACGTGATCTTGAAACACAAGTATTGAGTGTGAAGTTTTCCAAGATAGGACAAAAAACTTTTGATGCATATCCTAATCTAAAATGGATTCAATGTAGAGCACATGGATCAGATAACATCAATTTAGAACTAGCCGAGAGACATGGTGTGGGGGTTGTATGTTTAGATCCAGATACATACAATGTAGCAAATTGGATTGGTGGATTTAAGATGGGGAAAGAGATTTTAATATTAGGAGCAGGGAAAATTGGAAATGCTGTGCCGTGGAATTGGGAAAGTAATGTAGTAAAGATCACCTCACGGGATTTGCTTCCTGATATGAGTAAGTTTGATACGTTAATAGTTACTTCATCACCTACAGAAAAACCAATCGTGAATAGGGACTTGTTAGAAAACTTTAGAGGAAAGATTATTTCAATATCAAGACCGGCTTGTATAGATAATGAGGCTTTACTTGAAGCAGTGAATGATGGAAAAATAGAACATGCTCAAATGGATATGTTAGATCCTAAAGGAAGAGATGAGCTGATAGCAACAGGTAAAGTAAAATATTATGGTCATAAGGCATGGGAATGTCGTGGAATTGGTCAATATGATGAACGATATTTCAGTATGGTGTTTCAAGAAATACAATGGTTAATATCGGATAATCCAAAGTATGATCCACCCTACAGAAATAGTAGATTAGTTTTAGAAAGATCATCAAATGCATTGTTTGGAGACTAACGAATTTCCATATTATCCTACTGATGATGTATGGAGGCGAGAAGAATTTTCAAAATTTATTCAGTATCAAGGAAATTTATGGGATGACAAAATAGTAAAACAGACCATGCATGGCCTTGCTCTTTCGTGGTCTTATATGCCTCACGCCTTTGATGTTCAATGTGGAAAAATGAACACTCCATTACAGTCCTTCCTAAACGATAAAGAGAAAATCAAAAAGAAAATGAAGCAACTTGGTCATGTGGATTCACCTTCAGGATTAAGGAAAGCATTGAAGGTTATGTCCGGCTCACAAGGAGTTAGTAATTTCAGACCAACCGCCGCTCAAGCAATATATGAAAGATTCATGCCCGAAGGTGGAACTACGTGGGATATGTCAGGAGGATATGGGGGAAGACTTTTAGGAGCAATAAAAACCCATATAAATTACATTGCTACTGAACCAGCGAAAGAAACATTTGATGGATTGACTCAAATCGCAAAAGATTGGGGTAATCAATCTAATCTTTTTGGAACTAAACAACGTTTAGAAATAGTTCAGAGTGGAAGTGAAGATTATGTTCCAGAGGAAGATTCATTAGATTTGTGTTTCACTTCACCGCCCTATTTTGATACCGAAAAATATTCAAATGAGGAAACACAAAGTTATAAAAAGTTTCCAAAGAAGGTAGATTGGTTAGAAGGTTTTTTACGAAAGACAATTCAAAACTGCCATCGAGGCTTAAAGAAAAATCGTTATTTAATTATCAATATAGCTAATGTTAGCTCATTTGATACATTAGAAGATGAAACTGGAAATATAGTTTTGTCTGAAGGATTTGAATACTTAGATACATTTCAACTTTCTCTGTCAAAGATGCCAGGAAAGAATATTGCAAATGATGTATTCAAATATGAACCCGTATTTCTTTTCAGAAAGAAATGAAATTCGGATATAGTACACTTGACAAATTAAAAAGTCATGATATACTATATAATAGTAGATAACAATATAGTTTTGTTATCAAGTAAGTTGTTATACCTTAAACGTGGTAGATGCAACTCAAAATAACATTTAATAGGAGCATATTATGCTAAATTTACAAAATGGCGGTAGTCCGCTATCCTCAAAGAATAATTCACTCATTCCACTCTCACAATTAGCTTTTGACTTAGGTATAAAACCTAAAACAAAAAAGTTTGATATTAATTCATATATCCCCATAACATTAATTCCTGCAAACAAACTTTTCGCAGATAAAGAATTTCAACGATTAATTATTATGTCGTTTATCAAAGGTGCAAAAGAATTTGATGGCCCTTTGGCTAGACCATTATTTGTCTTTTTAAGACCTTCTGGCGAGTATTCTGTGGCAGATGGACAACATACAACCATTTTAGGAATATTGTATACTGATCAGGGGAGAAATTTGGAATTACCATGTCAGGTAATAGAACATTCCAAAGATCTTTCTGATGAAGAGTGTATTAAAATTGAAGCAGATTACTTCAAAAAATTAAACAAAAATCGAAGAAATGTAGGTAAAATAGATCAACTTAGAGCAAATATTGCTCTAAAAGATAAGAAAGCACTACAAGTTTTAGAAGATCTTATTGATATGGGAATACACGTTGAAAATCTTGGTGATACAGATGGTCCAGAAGTGTGGGGTTTTGATATGTTAATGCACGCCCATAAGACCTATGGACTTTCATGTGTTCGTAAAGCAATTAACCTTTATCAGAAAATCCAAAAGGATATCCGATTTAATTGGAATGATATTGGTAAAATTAATGGTGGTTTCATTGGTGGACTTTCTGCGGTTTTCCATCTTATGGATGGACAATTTATTGGCGGTGCAGATAAAAAATACGCACTTAATGATTATCTAGAAAATTATATGGGAAATACAGCAATTAAGACTACTAAAGGAACAGGTTTTACCGATAACACATCCGGAGTAGTACAATCAATTTTAATTGCAAGAAAGATAGTTGAAAATTGTAATGTCTTAATTAAGAATAAGGTAATTACAAAAAAAGATGGAACTTTTTTCTCAATTGAAGGAATTGGCCAAGATTCAATGGCCAATGCTGGATTAGAAGATCCAAGTAAAATAGATCTAAATAAAATGTAAAATATTAAATGTGTGGATTCGTAGCTGGAAATATTTTTGAAGATACAAAACACTTTCATGCCGCGTTGAGTCTTATTGATCATCGCGGCAGAGATTATAAAGGTGTTAATTATTGTATTAAAACAAATACTTACTTAGGTCATAATAGACTATCTATTCAGGGGTTGACTGAGGAATCTAATCAACCTATGATTAAAGATAATTATACATTAGTTTATAATGGTGAATTATGGCACAGTATGAATCCACATAAAGAAAAATTCAATTTACAGACTAGTAGTGATACAGAGTTGTTACTCAATATGTTTCACTTAGACCAACAAGATTGTATCAAAACACTTGATGGTATGTTTGGGTTTGCGGTCTTGGATAATAAAAGAAATTACTTGACCTTTGCTAGAGATTTTATGGGTAGAATTCCCTTGTACTTTTTCAAGAGAGGTAAAGAAATTATCGTAGCAAGTGAACTAAAAGCAATTACAAACTCATTGAACATTAATGCTTCTGATGTAGTATTAGCAGATCCAGGTTGTTACTATCAATTTGATTATGTAACAGGAGAATTGACAAAGAGAACATATTATGAATTTCCTGCAATGGATGATATTGAAGATATGTCAGAAGAAGAAGTGATGGATGGTATACGTAATTTATTAACTGAAGGTGTACATAATGAGTTAATAAGTGATGTACCTGTTTGTACAATTTTGTCAGGCGGAGTAGATTCTACTGTCGTTACATATCTACTCAAACAAAAAATTCCAGATCTACAAGCATTTGTAGTGAGTATGGGTGATACTGGAAAGAAAGATGATTTGTACTATGCAAGAATGGCGGCTAAAGAAATTGGTGTTCCACTTCATGAAGTTATTATTGATGAGGAGTGGGTAGAACAAAATTTAACTGAAGCAGTCTATGCAATTGAGGATTATAGTTGGACACAAGTTTCTCCGGCGGTTGCTCAATTAGCACTTTCCAAAAGAATTCATGATGAAGGTTTTAAGGTCGTCTTTGGTGGAGAAGGTAGTGATGAATTGTTTGCTTCCTATGGACATGTATTTGCGTGGAACTATAAAGACAAAGATTACATTAAAGAACGATATAAGCTGGTAATAAATCTCCACAAAAACAATTTAATACGAACTAACAAAGCAATGATGTATGGTGGAACAGTAGAATTGAGGACACCATTTCTTCACAAAGATTTGGTAGAATTTTGTTTGAGAATTCACCCAGATCACAAAGCAACCAGCCAAAATAAAATTTGGAAACCAATGTTAAGAAAAGCTTTTTCGGGCAAACTTTCAGATGAATTATTATTCAGACCAAAAAAGACTTTTCAAGATGGTTGTCACACTATCTACCTCAAGAATCATAAGGAAAGAATTAAAGAAACATATTTGACACATTTCGGTCAAAAAAATCCATTAGAGAGTTTTTTCGGATGAAATTATATAATGAAGATTGCATGAAACAAATGCAAGAGATGATTGATGATGGAATTCAAGTTGATTCTGTTGTTACAGATCCCCCATACGGTATTCATTTTATGGGTAAGGATTGGGATAAATTTAAAGGTACTAAAGTTACCAAGAGTCAAGTAGTCACAAATTTGGGTGCTGGAATGAGAATGACTACTTATGAAGAAAATATGGATTTTCAGAAATGGTGTAACGAATGGGCAACTTTGTGTTTAAAGTTATTAAAGCCTGGAGGTTATATTTTAGCATTTAGTTCTGCGAGGACTTATCATCATTTGGCTTGTGGTATTGAATCAGCAGGATTTGAAGTACGAGATCAACTTATGTGGTTGTATGGTTCAGGATTTCCAAAGAGTATGAATATCGGAATGCAAATAGATAAGAAACTTGGTAATAAAAGAATAGATTTGGGTACAAATCCAAATCAACGATTAAATACACCAGAACACGATATATATGAAGCTGGAATTCGTGGAAAGAAAGCAAGGATAACCAAAGGTGATTCCGAATGGGAAGGTTGGGGAACTGCACTCAAACCAGCACACGAACCAGTTGTGTTGGCTAGAAAACCAGTTGAAGGAACAGTTGCAGAGAATGTGCTGAAACATGGAACGGGCGGAATCAATATTGATGGGTGTAGGATTGGAACAGAGGAAAGAACTTATGATATAAAGGGCGGTGAAAATTTGAATAAACTCTCAAGAGAGGGTAAAGGAGATTCAGAAGATGCAAAGGGTTGTGGTGCTTATGGAATAGGTGCAAAACAAAAAAGTATTGGAAAAACTACTGTTGAAGGTAGATTCCCAGCAAATGTAATGCATGATGGAAGTGAAGAAGTGTTGGAAGGGTTTCCAGAAACATCTAAATCAACTGGCGGTGGTGGTGTTAAAACCACAAGTAAATTAGTATATGGTGATTATAAAGGTAAAGAGTATGATAAAGTTATTGGGTTTGGCGATGAAGGTTCTGCAGCACGATTCTTCTATTGTCCAAAAGTTTCCAAGAACGAAAGAGGAGAAGAAAACATTCATCCAACAGTCAAACCGATTGAGTTGATGAAATACCTTTGTCGCCTTGTAACTCCAAAAGGTGGAATTGTTCTTGATCCATTTATGGGTTCAGGTTCTACTGGAATGGCTACGAAGGATGAAGGATTTGATTTTGTGGGAATTGAACGGGAGAAGGAATATTTTGAGATTGCAGAAGCACGTATCAATGCTTCTTCACCTTTATTGGATTTTTTTGAATAAACACTTGACTTTTTCATCAAAACCGTGGTATAATATAACTGAACAATGAGTAATAACCTTAATGAGAGAGAATATGTTTGAGTTCAGAGCGGGTAGAAAACGAGTCGTAAAAACAGTTGAAACTGTAGAAGAAGCTAATACTTTGATGAGATATATGATTGCGATTCGTAATGATGATTCCCTTTGGGAAAATATTAATGTGAAAACTGGACATCTCCGTGCAGTTGATGAATTGGAAAAGTTAGTCGGCACTATCTTTGATGTGTTTGATACTATGTCCATTTATGTAAATGGTAAATCTGTAAGGAAAATTTGGGCGAGGGGTTTCTAATGAGAGACTTTAGTATTGTAGAAACTGCTTCTAGGGCAGAAATGAAAGAAATTTTATTTTATGTTTTGAAGTGGTTTAAGAAAAAAACACTTGGTAATCCATTTAATTATAATCGAGCATTTGAGTGGTTACAGGCTGAAATTCTTGGTTTTGAATTAGAGAAAGTAGGTGGTGGTTCTGATGG